TAGACGGGCCTTCCAGCCTGCCTTAGGGTCCTTACGGTGCATCTCTTCTGCCCAGTCACGGCCTTCAGAATCCATTGTGTCTACAGCCTTACGCTTGTAGTCCTTTGGATTTGTGTGCTCTTTTACTACAATTGCTAGACCACGCTTTGCATCATAGTTTGATGAATCTTCATCCAGCTCTTCAACAAAACGAATCTTTACAGATTGTCCGTCTGCTAGCTTTAGCCAGCGGACCTTGCTTCCTGTTCCTTCATACTTTGGTTTGTCAAGCAGGGCGTTGATATCTTTTAATCCCTTTGTTACGCTCATTATTTCTCCTATGTTTGTTTGTTATATTATTTTAGCATATTGGCAATAGCATTGTCAAATGTAAAATCTAAAGACTTAATATCTTCATCTGACATATCGCCAATATCCTTGTATTTATTATTTAGTTGTATAACAGAAACACGAGATCCAAGCTTTTCTAAAAGCCTGTTCTTCATGTTTCCGCCTGCTTCATCATTATCTGCAATAACAATTACGTTATTAAAATATTTCTGAAGAAGTTCTATTTGCATTGCCGAAACATTTGCACCTAAGGTAGCAACTGCTGGAAATCCTATTTGGTCTAACCTGATTGCATCGAAAGATGATTCTACCACATAAACCTTGTCTGCAGTCTTAACACGATTTAGGTTAAACAGGGTTTTGCTTTTTGGAAGTCCTGGAGTATTTTTAAAATCTTTACCCTCAACAGATCTTCCAACAAAGCCAAGCAACATACCGTCTGGTGAGTGCACTGGGATAGTAACCATATCTTGATTTTCAGAAAATCCTAAACCAAACTTTAAGATAGAGTCTTGTGTAATCCTTCTGCCATAGAAGTAGTTCGTTGCTCTTGGAGAATCTACAGCTTGCTGGTGAAGTCTTTTAACTTGCAGCTCGTCATAAAGCACATACTCCTGCTTTGTGTGAAGCTGTCTAACCATTTCTTGCTCAAGGTTGCTTTCTTGTTCTTTGCTTTTGATAAAACGGACTGACTCAAAGTATGTTCTGTTGGAAGTGAACATTACAAACTCAACAAGGTCGGATGTTTTTTGACAAGAAAAGCAATAGAATATTCCTGTGCTTTTATTTATTTCTCCAGCTGGGCTGCGGTAGTTATTGTGAAAAGGACAAAAGATTATAAAATCAGCATCTAGTTCAGAATAAACATCTACACCTGATCCCGCAAGAACTCTTTGGACTTGCTCTTTTGTGTATAGATTACCTTTGTTCCGTCTAGTCCGATTATCCACTCTGTTTTTTTCTTTCCTATATATATTCCGTATATTGATAATTTAAATTCAAATATTTCTGCCTTTTCATTATACCCTATTGTGAAGTCTGGGTCAATGTCAAATCTTGGGACATACCCCGAAATTTTCATTTCAGATACTAACAGTCTTATGTATTCAGTTTTTAGTCTTAAAATTGTTGAGTCATCATAGATGTTTCCATCTAGAATGAATCTTTTAATAGGTTTATGATGAAAGGTGTGCATACACCATTATAACTACTTATCTTCATAATCCTTGTACTTATACCATCCCTTGTCAAAATCAGCTTGCACAAGGAAGTCTCCCATAAACCCATTACGGTTTTTTCTAAATACGCATTCTAGAATATCGCTATTGGCAGCTCTACCCATTGCAAGAACCCAGTCAGCATCGTAGGCTATCTGACGGGACCAAGCAGTCTGTCCAAGAGTTGGGACTGTGTCTAGCTTTGTCACATCGTCTGGCGTGGCTGAAGAGATTGCCATAATTGGAACTTCTTCTCCAATAGCCATAAGCTTTAGTTCACGAGAAAGATTTTTCATTCGAACAGTTTCATTATCTGACTTTTGGTTAGGGCTCATTAGCTGCAAGTAGTCTACAATAACAAAGTCTGGCTTATACTGATCAATTTTTCCACGAAGAACGGAGGGGGTAATATCTCCCCCAGTATCATTAGAAATAATGTGGAACTCTGGCCTACCCTCCACGTTAGCCTTGTGCCAACGCTTTAGATCGTCAATATCAATTTCACCATTACTGATCTTTCGATGTGACCAAAGACCCTCACCCATAATTGTAAATACACGATTACGAACTTCTGTCTCTGACATCTCAAGGCTGATCACCATTGGAGACTTGCCCTGCTTCCATGCTTGTACCGCAAAGTAAAGCGAAAGCCAAGACTTACCAATACCTGGGTAGGCAAGGAATACGCCAAGCTGTCCTGGCATAATTCCAGATGGTAGGTAGTTGTCAAAGCCTGGCAAGCCAGTTTTAATACCTAGCATCCCCAGGTCTTTTTGACGTTGAACATTTTCAAAATATGCAACTGCTGAATCAATATCTGTAACATCAATGTCTCTAATTACTGCAGTGTTCTTTTTAAGCTCTGATGTTTTTGTGATTATGTTTTCTAGTGCCTCTGCACCCTTACCGCCTTGAACATCAGAGGCCGTTGTCATTAAGATTTCTTTTAGGCTGTCGTTTAGATACTGGCCCTGTAATTCTTCTAAGTGATGCTTTGTTGCACCAACATCATCCACAAGAGAGAAATCTCTAAACTTTTCTACAACCAAACTTGTTGGTGGCACTGTGCCATTAGCCTCAGCATATTTACGAATAAACTGCCAGACATCATTATGTGTTCGCAAAAGGTTTTCTACGTTTGCCTGTAGCAATACGTGAACCTGTTTATCTTGCAACACTGCAGATATTAGTCTAGCTTCTGTATTATTCACTTAACCACTCTTTTGCTTTTTGTCGTCTCTCAGCTCGTTCTCTTAAATCTTGAACCACTTGCTCTCTGGAATTAATAATGTTTTCTGCATAGTTTGCAAAATATTTCCAGCTTGGGCTTGGGCTAACATCAAAATAATATTGTAGCATGTCATAGCAAATGTCTAGGCCAAACGACTCAATAAGAGCGTCTGCTGCCCATTGCTCTACGTTTAAATTAACTATTGGCTTTTCTTGATACTTTATCTTATGAAGCTTACTGTATCTGCTTAGCAAAGCCATTCGGTCTTTGCGGTCAGCCATTATCTGTTTTCGATCTCCACAGAAGCTTCCTTGACCTTTTCAGCCAATTTATTTTCTACAAATTCGTAGACACGTTCAAAAGCTTCGCCAGTATTTTCAGACTCACGCTTACTATCTGAAACCTCTAGATCAATTCTCAAAGACTGAAAATTACCAAGGTTGAGCGTATATCCTAGTGCAACTCTTACTCTAGTGTTTTCGTTTTCCATACCCGTACTTTCTGTTAAATTGATTCAGACCAAATTGGAATGAATCGTCCATCTTCTGTTTTAGTATAAGTAAGTATACCATCTCCCATACGCCTTGTCAACTCTTGACGAGTTGGCGTAATATCGTTGGTTATTAGCTTATCTAATCTTGGTCTACCCATATGGTAGGTAGCAAGTATATCACGAATTTCTCTTACTTGTGATTCTGCATAATAGGATCTTACTTGCCAGGCAGTTCCCCCGCCTTTTTGAGATCCTGTAGGAAAGGGGATTACTCCCCTTTTCATTAAGCTGGGCATATATTTTTTATGACGATTAACTAAAGAAGCTGTTTCACCTACGGTATAAGCTCTTTCCCTATTCTTTTTAAAATCTGAAATTAAACAGCTCTCTATTTGATCTTTAATAATATTGTAGACAGACATGATTCCATTTGACTTATTTAAATGATGGACTCTTACTAAGTCCCCGTTTAAAAACCAAACTTTTTTATTACCTGGAATGGCTGGAGCAGAGTTATATTCTGACATATCCATTGGACCATGCTTTTTGCTCATTATATTAGTCTGGAATACCTATTGCAATAATATGAACTTTGAGGGCCAAAGATCCTCCCGTATTAAAGCGAACAATCCCATTAACAGATGAGTTAGTGACGCTTTGAATAACAACCGATACATCCTGACCAGAAGAGGTTCCTTCAATTAAAACTGGAGTAATAGTTACAATTGGCGGATACTTATACTCTCCCTTAAAAGAGTAAGAAAATGATTGTGTGGTTTCAGCCGTTACGTTAGTCAGGGTTGGGTAGATTACCTTTTCTCCAGCAACTACCTTAGTGTCTGTAAGCAAGGTGCTTTCGTTTCCACTTGTCGTGTCAATCGATGCATACTTATATCTTGCTGAAGATATTTGTGAGGAAAGATCATTAATTGCTTCTACAATTTGATAGACATATGATACGTCTAGAGGCTGTCCTCTGTCTGGTGTTGGTATTTTGGCCATAGCTAATTATAACACAAATCAAGCTTTTGTGGTATTTTCCTATCTTCTTGATTTTTCTAAGGTACAGATAGTCAAAGTAGGATTTACTTCTTTCTCTATTCCAGAAAGTTGTATTTTTACACGAATGTCCGTGGTGGCTGAGCTTCTTAAAAAGGAATATGCTGGGGTTAGAGATGATCCATGATAAACGTAGTTTGACCAATCAATAGATGAAGTGCCTACATTGTAGATTCCAGAGCTTACAAAAATATCATATGACGAACTTAGTTGCGATTCTCCCCAAACAGCTGATATTGCTAATGAGCTGTTGGATATTTGTAAGTCTCCAGAAACAGCCTGAATGAGCAATGTTGCATCTAATTTGTAAACTGGGGACCAGTGGGAAGTTCTGTTTTTATCTTCTGAAATAATTCTATACCTTAGCAGATATTTTCCATCAGGAGATAATGGTGGAAAATCCTTTTTTTCAATAACTACTTTTTTAACTGACAATGTCTATCCCCAGGTCAACGTCTAAAGCAAAACGGAACTCTACCAAATTTGCGGTATTCGGAATTTTAACAATTGGCAAAGCGTCTTGAGACTTTACTACAGAGTATCCAGTTAATCCATAAAGAGGATTAACGGATGTAGTATTTTCTAGCCTCAAAGCATCTAGGGCAACGTAGTAATCGTCTGTTGGATTTCCTATAGAGTCTAACACCGATGCCCAAATTTTAACAACGGTTACAGAGCTCCAGGTAAAGGCTGGACTTTTAACCAAATCTTTTAGTGGTTTTGTAACTACTACGTATCTATTATTTTCAAAGTCTTGTTGACCAGACCCAGTACCATTTTGAATATCTACCTGAAGCTGAGCATATTCTGTTGCAGAATCGCTATCCGTTGAAGCAAATTCTACCAAAATCTTTACCCTGCTTGGCTCTATACTGTCATATGCATTTTTATTAACTACGGAAAAAGCAAATCTTAATTCATCTGAGCCAGAATTTCTGTTAAAGTCAATGCTTGCTCCAGTTAAGTGTATATGGTTTGATCCTGCTGCTGGAACCATTCTTGAACCACTCAAAGATAAGGTTGACTCTCCGCCAGCCATTAAAATGATATTGTTTAAATACCTACAAGATTCATATCTTGTTATTCTAGACTCATTAAGGAGTGTCCTGTTATCTGCATTAGTTTGAAAAATTGGCGATGTCTGAATAATGTCATCTGGGTCTGCCTCTGTTCCTAAAGGCTGAATAATTGTTGGAATTGTGATAGCGGATGCAGCAGTATGATACTCCCAATTTTCAGTTTTAGTAAAAGAATAAACTGGCCTGCTATCGTAAGCTCCTGCCGTTGGATTTGATCCTGAAGAATAAACCCCAATTTCAGTAATTTCATATCTTTCAATAGTTGGCAGCTCTGCAGTTAAAACAATTTTTGACACTCCATTTTCGTTGACATATCCTCTTGAGGTAATGGGTACACGAAACATCTCAAAGTCTAACTGCTCTTTATTTAATGTTTCTTGAATATCGTTTCCTGTAAAAACGTAGTCTATATCTTTAGGAGTTGCTCCACAGCCTAAAGCAATATGAGATGCATAGGCTGGTGCTTGGCCAATTAAATATTTGGCTAATATGTTTTTTCCAACATTAGTAATCATGAGACATCCTCTTCATATATTGTATCATTAAAAATTTGACCAGAAGACATCATCTGGACTTCTATCTCATAGTCTGATTTTAAATTTATAGCTTCAATAACTATATTTCCGCTGACGGGATCAATATAAACAGATTCTGGAGGAGCTTGGTTTGTATCCTGTAAAATATGGCTTTCCATTTTTATAGCAAAATTCTTAAAATATATCTCTGCAGTATCTGGAACGCTTATAATGTTTTGTGGATTATAGCTAATTGCTACGTCTGAGATATTCTTAACTGGCTGATAGATTATGTTCTGTCCATTAACAGTGTCGTGTCTTACCAGGCTTATTAACTCTTGCCCCCCAATTTTTTCTAAAGTTAACTTTAAAATTAAATCAACTGGTAGGTCATTTTGATCAACCAAAATAATATCTGGAGATGCAGACTTTACAGACTTATCTTCTTTGGGTGCTTGGGGTAGAGGAATCTGAGGAGTTGGCTCTGGCCTACTTGAAATAGTTGCCATTATATTGCCTCACTTAGGTATAGTTTCATTCTTGGGCCTGAAGCATCTTTTTGATGCTCAATGCTGTATACAACAAATCTTTGTTGTGGATCAAATAAGAAATCTGCATCTGCCTGAGAATAATCAATTGTAACAATGTCTCCAAGCTGAATTGTTGGAATTGAGAATATGTTTACTCCAACAGACTTTCTTGGTTTCATTGTTTTAGAAATAACCCATTCCATAATTTTTGTAGCTTCATCTCTACTTTGTATATACAAAGAGTCTAGCGAAAATTCATTGCGACCATAAGTTATGCGGCTATTCTTTATGTCATTGTATAACTCTTTTTGTTTTACTGGAGACAAAATTGTCATGTCTTCTTTTATTAGCGGGTCTGAAAAATCAGAAGTTTTATTAAAGTAATCATCAACAGTTAGTTCATTCCTAGAATCTTGTGTGAATGTAATACCCTGAATTCTTAAATAATTTCCTACAGTTTCATCCATAAATAAGAACGTGTCTGTAGCATTAAAGACTAAGAACTCTGCACCATACGCTCCAGCAAAAAATCCTGAAACTGTATATCCACGAATTTTATTAAAGGTAGGAGAAATCATTGCATACAAAGCTGGATATGCTTTATCGTATTTTACATTAAAGTGAGCAACCTCTCTCATGATAGTTCCAAATTCATCATAAAATATATTATATTTTGGTGGCTCGTTTGGGTTTATTCCAGAAAGATAGGTTGGCTGAATGATTCCGCTGATAGCATATTTTCTAAAAGAGTCATTGGCAGAGATATCAGTTTTGTTAGTAAATACTGAATTAGCTACTGGGTCTAAGGTAAAGCTAGTGTTTTGGCTATAGTTGTTTGCTAATGCATATATGTTTTCAAACATACAGTGAGATCCGCCACGAACAAAAAGGGCCATGTTGTTTGAATTTACTAATGGCAATGGATTTAAATCATCTACAGTTGCAACTTGAGTATCATTTACATATAAATAGAATCTTCTAAAAGATCCAAACTCTTGATACTCTAAGGCAAGATCGTATACCTTTGTTATTTCTTCTGCAACAACCCTAGACTGTCCAGCAAAATTTCCATCGTCAACAATTATTGTTGTTAATCCGCTCCAAAGCTTAACAGGGATTCCAGCCTCATCTCTTGTCAAGAGCCATTTTTCAGTTGAAGAACCTGTAGCAGTTACTTTATAGTATCCATTGTGGTCTTCAATAGTTTGGTTAGTTAGGAAAATTCTTTCATTTATAGATGCAGCAACTCCGTCAAAAGTTAAAGCTCCATTTGTTTGGGCCGTAAGAGTTGTTGTGGTATATGCTCCTGGAAGATTTACCGATGAGGTTTTGTCATAACTTTGATTTTGGACTATCTTATAAAAGAAAACATTTGCAACCCCCTCAGCAGTAGAATATTTATCAACATTGTTTTCCGATAAAGCTGCTATCTCAAAGTAATACCCGTTATTTGTTTGAGGATTAAGTAGAGCTGCTATTCCACCACTGCCGCCGCTGACTGCTAGGTTTTGTTCTGGCGTAGTTGTTGGAACATTGTAATAAGTTGTAGCTCCTGCGGCAGTCTGAATAGATGTTTCATTATTTTCAATCTTTCCAATAATTCTCATCCTTGTTCCAAAATGCTTAAAAGAGTCATTAAGTGGTTTATTGATATATGAAATAAAGTCAATTGAATTTTCTTGTGCAGAGAATGAAGGACCATTCATAACAAGGGCTGAGGACTGAACAGTCTCTGATGTTGCAGATAATCTATTTTTTCTAGAAACTTCTTCATTATAAGAAAACGATAAATAGTTTTTTATTAAACTAGATCTTGATGATTTAGTTGCAAGGGACTTGCTAATTCCAGCTTTTCCAGTTCCTGTTGTTTTTTCAAAAACAGTATTGCCAAACAAATACTTAGATTCCATAGAGCATCCAAAAACATTGTTATTGTCTGTCCAGTGTTTGTTAAGGCCTGCACTATGTTGTGCAATCTTTGTCCCAAACTGGGCTCTTCCATGTTTAGAGACTGGGCCGTTTGACATCTTAGTTACCCCAGCCTGAGTTTCATAGTTTGGCTCTGCATAAATCCTTACACGACCAGTTGGATAAATTTTTCCATTAAAAGATAGTTTAGAGAAGTAGTCTTCATATTCTTGTGCGTTTGTTATCCAAACGTTTCCCCCAACAAACCCAGAATTGGAAACGCTAGATGGTAACACGGACACGTTATACTCAACGGCATCATAGCGAATAACTTCTCCGTTAGAATAAAAGTATCCGTTGTAGCGGCCAATGTATAGAATTCCATCACCAAAATCAATAATGTTATTTACAATTTCATGGTTAACAACTTGTGGAATTTCACTACTTAAATCTGAATTTAACGGAATAGCTGCCATAGCATATTTACTTGAAGTTACGTTTTGCCCATTTGTTGGCTTCATGTTTTCTGTTCCAGATACTTCCCAAAGCAGGGCTGGCTTATAGGTCCAGGTAATGTCTTTGTCTGCAACATATGCCTGCTTAATAGAACCCATAGTTTTTTGAATATATCTAGTTATATAACTAATCTTTCCATCATTATAGACATTGTTATCTTGTGAACTTATATCCACAATATTTGCAATTGATGAAATTGTTGGAATAGTTGAATTTTCTACAATCCCAGTTTTAACCTGATCCTTTGATCCCATAAGAACAAGGCTAGAATCCCTATCAGTTTTAGAAGGCAAAATATAGTTTTTGCTCATCATTATAAAATTGTTATACTCATCAAAAAACATTGCAGTTTGAGTTGCCCTTGCCAAATCCTGCAAGACTTCAGCAATGCTTTTATCTGGGGCAACAAAGAAATACGGAATGACTGGATCTGATTCCCCAAGAATTCTTTTAAAGGAATAGTTGCTAAATCCAATATTGTCAAATATAGTTGCTATGGCGTAGGATAAAGAGGCGTTTGGTATTAAAAGCTCTGGGGCTGTTTGTGATTCAAAATAGAAAAACAAGTCTCTTAAGTTTATGCTTACTTCTCTTGTTTTTGAGTTTGAAGCTGGGAAAAATTCAGAGTACATTGTTTTTAATGGAACATAAAAAGTTTTTTTAATTATATTGTCATTTATGTCAGTAACCTCAACATCTGAAATAATTTCATAAAACTTTATTTGAATATTTTTATTTATGTATTCAGCAATAATACTTCCAGTTCCAGAATCTGAGTCCCAAACATTATTAGGGTTAAACGATTGATCATAGTCAAACAAAGTTAGATCGCCCGTGGAAGCTAGAAGCTGGCCAACTGGCAAACCACTAATGCCAAGGTCTGATGCATTCTTCCTTAGATTATAAGAAATTGTTTTGCCAGTTAAATCTACTGCCAACCTTGGAGAAAGCTCAATTAGGTCAAAGGTGGCACCGAACTTATTCATTGTATCTACAACTATTCTGATGCCAGATATAAAGGTAAACTCTTCGTAATCTAAAATACCGTTTTGATTTGAACCGTATTTTTGTGGAGTTGTTGTGTCAGTTAAAAAATTTGTAAGCTGATCGGTATTTTCGTCTGCAGCATACCAGCCATACTTTGGTATAAAGGTTTTATATTCTCCTAGATTCCAAATATAGAAAACTCCTGCTTCAGAACTATTTGCCTTAACTAGGTACGCATGGCCCTCATCGTTTTCGTCTGGTAAGACAGAGGTTGAAGCTACAATGCCATTGTTAATAAAGTTTTCTCTAAATCTTTCTGGAACAATTAACCCATAGCCAAGCTCTAGATAGCCATCTGTTCCGAATATAGGATCTCCGTTCGCTCGTACAGAATTTTTATCAAAAGATATTGCGTCTATCCAAATATTATTTTTTAGATACTGAACCTTCCATTTAACTGGAACGGTTTTATTTTGTTCTCCAAAAAATGGATCCGCAAAAGTTCCAGCAGGGCCAGAAAATGGTCCTAGGTTTATATCTCCAACATTTGTCTGTGTTTTTATAACAATTCTATTAACAGGAATCTCTTGTTTATAAACAACATATGGAGCTGCATCTTGTATGAAATAGTCAAGTCCTTCTTGGCTAACCTCTTCAAAACCAATTCCAACCAGTGAGTTTGCCTCAAATGCAATTCCATATTCTTTTGCATTTTCAGTTCTATAAGATGTCCAGTATTTAAATTTATCAGTTTTGTCTGGCATGTAATATCTAGGGCGATTAAACATTTCGGTATTGCTGTGATGTAGGTATTGGCCAGTAATCCCATATCTAAGTTTATTAATTCCAGACCTTGGTCTAAACTTTCCAAAGCATTCTTCTAAAGAAAATAAAAGCTTTTCTTTTTCTTTTTTAGGCTTAAACAATACTGGAGTTTGACCGTCTTCTTCAAACCCTCCGTCAACAACTATGTCTGCATCTGTTGCACCAGTATAGAAATTTCCTGTATCTCTTGGGTCATAAAAATTTATTAATGATCGATATTTTTGATCTTCGGTAGAGTCGTATGGTCTATACCTATAGTTTCCAATATCAGCGATGTTATCAGAAAAGTTCATATTCCATTCTGCAATTACTGCAGTTTGAGATTTAATTGTAGAAGAGTTTTTTAAGTGGTCATTTAGTTCTTTGCTATCAAACATTTAAACCTCTTCTAGAGTTACAGAAATATTCCAAAAGTCATAATTTGATCCACCACGTTTTTGAACAGAATAAGTAAAATCAGAAATATACATCTCTATGATTTGATTATACTGATTAAGCCTTGTGTATCTATTGTCATCATCTTTATTAAAGTTACTATATTTGTCATAAGCCAGATATACCCAAAAAGAATCTTTATGGTTATTGTACCAATCTAAAATTTCTACCCCGCCTGCTCCACCATCAGTTGTATATTGATCTGAAAGGGTGGTAGTGTTAGGAAGTATTTTAAAAGATCCGTCTGTTCCAGGGGCACGAACTCCAGAAACTATTAAGTCTGGATCTGCTAATTCAGAATCAAAATTGGGGTATTCTGAAAATGATCGAGATGGAAGCATATTCCAAGATGTTGAAATAGTAAGCTTATCAGCAATGTGATAAGACCTCATTCTTCCATTAATCATTCTTTCCCTGCGTTCTAGCCTAGTAGGCTGAAAGTCTAATGCTTGACGATTGTCATCAGACAACACAATAAATTCATCTAGAAGGTCTCCAGTTTCAGTTTGTGAAAGATCTTGCCCAACCTCAAAGCCATTTGGAATATACAGTCCAGAGGATATTGTTCCTGGGTTATTCGCCCAGAGCATTGCTTGAGGTCTCTCGTATTTCTTTCTGCTGGTCATGTATACGTTAGTAGCCATTAGAACTTATTGCTCCTTATTCTTTGAGACTCAACCTTGCGGATGTGAGACATTACAGTTTGTGCGATATCGTTAGGATCTGACATAGATGATACATTAACGCTTAAGTTATAATTATACACTGAACTTCCAGGATATTCTCCATTATTCATTGAGTTTAATGACTTAACCCCAATTTTTGAAACTGCAGGTCTGCTTATTACAAACTCTCCAGGAGTTAGCATTGTTGGAATTCTATCAGTGCCCATAGTTTTAGCCCATGATGGTTTAGCAAATTTTGGAGCACCTCCGTTTGACATGTAATTAACAAGTCCTCCACCAGCCATATAGCTTCTTACAGTTCTTCCAGGAGCTGGGCCAGATGGCTTGGGTGCAGCCTTTGGGGCAGGTGCAGGAGCTGCAATTTTTGCTTTTTGATAACTGAGCATTGCTGCACTTTTAGCAATTTCCGCTTGTTCAATCTTAAGTCCAGTAACCCTGTCTTTTTCAGCTTGGGTTGCATTGTTAATAACCATTACGCCGCCTTTGCTAGGCAGTACCGTTTTTTTACTTTCAACAACATATTCCGCTGCAGCTAACTTATTCTTGGCATTATCAGCTGCAAACTTAAGTTCATCAATGCCTTTTTGTAATTCTGCAGATTTTTTCTGTTCAGCTGTTAGAGGATCTGCTATAAGTTTTCCACGATTGTCTTTGTTATCTTTATTATCCTTTTCGTCTTTGTCATCTACTGCTAGCGGCTCAGCCTTTGGAGGACCTACTCCAGCCCAGGCAAGCTTTAACTTTTCTACAACAGCTAGTGCTTCTTCTATTGACTTTTTATAAGCATCACTACTGACTTTAGCTATGTCAATTCCGCTCTTAATAGTATCCCATTCAGTTTTTGTTCTGCCAAGAACTGTTATTGATTGTATTTGCTTATCTAGCTCAACCTGTGCTAGCCTAATTCTTTCGTTCGCTGGCTCCAAAGTTTTTTCTTCAATATAGAAAATATCATCAGAAAGCTTTTTAATTTTTTCTTCAATATCTACCCT